CTGGCACACCCTGCACGCCCGTGCACATGTGGTGGCAAATGACGAACCTGACAAGATCAGAGCCGTCTTTGGTACACCGAAACTCGTCTTAATGGCGGAGAACATGTTCATATGGCCTTTGCAAGCATCTTACCTCAATTCTGAGGCTGGACGCATGCTCTGGGGTCGCGAGATGATACGCGGAGGATGGAGACGACTGTTTTCAGAGACCCAAGTTGGTGGTACCCCATCAACGTTTCTGACAGCTGACTGGTCCCAGTTCGACAAGCGACTTCTTTTCGAATTGATGACTATCGTTCACACAATCTGGAGATCCTATTACGATTTCAGTTGTTACGAGCCCACTTCATTCTATCCTAATGCCTCAACGAATCCCAAGAGAATTGAAAATCTCTGGAATTGGATGACCTATTGCATACTTCACACCCCGATCTTGTTACCTAATGGTGACCTTTGGGAATGGATGCGAAACGGCTTCGGTTCTGGTTTTCAACAAACTCAGCTCATGGATTCTTTTGGCAACATGATCATGATACTGACATGCTTATCTGCACTCGGCGTTAATATCAGAAGCAAACACTTCTGGATACGAGTACAAGGAGACGATTCCTTAATCGCCTTCTATGAAGCAATGTTCGTGATCTATGGACCAACCTTTCTTGACCGATTGGCTGACACCGCACTACACTATTTCAACGCGAAGCTCAATGTGAAGAAGAGCGAGATTAGCAACAGACTATCTGGTCTGACTGTTCTCGGCTACTTCAATCACTACGGTTTGCCTTGTCGTACGGATGAAGATTTACTTCGACATCTCATGTTTCCAGAACACATTGGAGACTACGACGCATTCCTCGCTTCCGCTGTTGGTTTGGCTTATGCTGGACTTGGGTGTTCCCCTCGCTTCCACGCACTCTGCGAATTCCTCCTCAAAAGAGGCAAATCGCATGGTGGACAAGTCAAGCGCAACGCGCTGTTGACATGGTTATTACGCACTGATGCTATCACTGAAAAGGATATCGATGACATTATGTTATCGGAAATTCCTGACAGGATGGATCTTCGTGCTTCCGTGTGGACTCACACTCCTCGGACAAGAATACAGAATGAAAGACTGTGGCCAACTGAACCTGGACCCAGAGGTCGTTTTTACTTCCTCAATCAGGTATAAGTCACTGGTTTTTTTTCCTGACTTCTTATTTCTTTTTTTTTTTTAAAAAAAAAAAAAAATAA